GCTGCAGGCGGCACTGGCGGTACTGCAGGTACTGCTGTCTATTCCATCGGAGGTGGGACTGGCACCGCTGCGACGCTTAATGTAACTGTCTCGGGTGGCGCGATCACAGCAATCAATAGTGTTGCTAGTGCGGGCAATTATACAGTCTTCCCGCCTTCTCCTGCTACGCTGACTTACGTCTCTGGTACTGGCACAGGCGTCACAGGTGCTACGGTAAATCTAACACCGACTAATAATGCCACGCTGGGTTTTGCTACGTCGCCGATCCTGACGAATGGCTCAGCCGCGCTGCGGAATGCTGATTTTGTTTCCATGCCTGTGACGGGAGTTGGTGCGCAGTATTCCCTATATTCCGCTGTAACTCCTGAAGCTCCTGCGGGGTATCCAAATCAATTCTATCTGGCTTTGGGTCTGGGGGCTTCAAATCAGTTTGCTTTGACGCGGTTCTTGAGCGGGACGTTTGGTGTTCTTGTCAACAGTGGTGGCTCTGGGTTTGCCGCTGGCGTACTGGCGGCAAATGTTCTTTCCAAAACAGTGGCCGCCTTTATTTCAGGTGGAAACCAGCGTGGAACAACAAACGGAAATAATGTGGGAAGTGCATCTCAGGCTGGTGTTCCCGCCGGAATAAATACTCTCTTCTTTAGCACTGCTACCCCAACATTGACTGGCGCGTTTCTTCACCAATCGGCGGCAGTTTGGTTGTCCCAAGCATTGCCTGACACACAAATGGTTAGTATAACTACATGATCGATTATCTTTTCAAGGCTACCGACGAAGCAACATTAATTGCTTCCCTATCTCAATTTTATTCAGATGGGTGGAGATCAGACATATCTTTTCCCTGTCAGGTAACTGATAACACTGATCCAAATAATCCAGTAATACTGACAGATTTTCATCTGTGGCTTTCACAACCAACATTAGACTCAGAATTAACTTCTAACCCTACTTGTATTCTTGCGGCAGATCGTGAAGCAGCTTTAGTTGGAAATTCTTTCATATTGTATACAACTATGACTCCTCAGCAAATGGATGTATATTCTATTTCTCCAGTCATACTAGGAAGTAATTATCCTTTTGGCACGGTCTAAAAAATCTGACATAGAAGAAGCTCGTGACCAACGCCGTAAACTTGCTGAGGCTGATCTAGAAGAGTTTATTAAACTAGTTCAACCTAAGCGAGTATTAGGCAATATACATCGGGAAGTAATCCGATGGTGGACGGCTAGCAATGCTAAGCCACACCAGCTGTTACTACTTCCACGAGACCACATGAAATCATCCCTGATAGCACTCCGGTGTGTCTGGGAACTCACCCGTAATCCTGCCCTTCGAATACTGTATATCTCTTCTACTTCAAACCTCGCTACTAAGCAGTTGAAGTTTATGAAGGATATTCTCACTTCTTCTACCTACAGGATATATTGGCCTGATATGGTTGAGAAGGAAGAAGCTAAACGAGAGAAGTGGACAGAACGGGAAATCTCAGTTGATCACCCCCGACGAAAAGAAGAGTATATCCGAGACCCTTCTATTTTTACTGCAGGTCTTACTACAAACATTGTTGGTATGCACTGCGATATCGCTGTTCTTGATGACGTCGTGGTTTCAAATAATGCATACATCGAAGAGAATCGTGAGAAGGTTCGTGACCAATATGGGCTTCTTTCATCCATCGAAACTGTGGAAGCGAAAGAATGGGTTGTAGGTACTAGATACCATCCTAAGGATTTGTATAATACCCTTATCGAGATGGAGAAAGATACCTATGATGAATATGGCAATAGGATAAAACTTGAAGACAACTCTCTTTTCGACGTTAAAGAACATGCTGTGGAAACGGCAGGGGACGGTACCGGAGAATATCTCTGGCCAAGAACTCAATCTCCCGACGGCAAGTGGTACGGTTTCAATCAAGAAGTACTCGATATCAAACGGAACCAATATATCAATAAGGTACAGTTCCGAGCCCAATATTACAACGACCCGCATGATATCGATAGCTCCCCAATCAAAAGAGATTTGTTTCAGTATTACGACCAAAACTTCCTCTCCAGAAAAGATTACAATTGGTATTTCAAGCGGAGCAGACTTAATGTCGTGGCCGCTGTGGACTTCGCCTACAGCACCGGTAAACGATCAGACTTCAGCAGTATTGTAGTACTTGGTGTGGATGGTCAAGGTAATTATTACATCCTTGAAATAGATCGTTTTAAG